CACCTATACAAAGATGAAAAAGTGGACGAGAAAATCTATCGAGGCAGGAGAGTTGATACCGCTTACGTCAAACAGGCAGAAACATATCAATACAACTTAAACGCACTCCACAGCTACATCATGGATTTGTACTACGTCATTTCGCATTATCTAACCGATGCAGACATTGCAAAAATTATAGACCATCTCTACGGTGGCGGTACGAGGATTTGGCATCAATGGATAAGCCTTGATATGTTGATGAGCGAAAGCTTCTCAAATAAGCACGTCAAGACTTTAAAAGCATTTCAGTACATCTTAACAAGCACACATTTGAAATTCAAGCGTAATCCTAAGTGTGAACAATGGTTTGAAGAAGAGCGCATCAACCTAAGCGAGACACGGAATGTGTTTTTAAAAGAAGAGAGAGGTGTAGCATGAGCGACCTAATCATTGGTATTTTGGCGACATTAGCAATATGGACGCTACTGCTTTACGATATAGAAACAAAACGAGAAATAAAGGAGCTAAGAGAGGTTAATAGCCTCTTGTTTAGCGAGGGTATGGCTATAACAGCTAGACTAAACCGATGCAAAATGAGGAGTAAGAGATGCAAACATATACAACAGAAGAATTAAAGATAGTTTTAGATAACCACAAAAGGTGGCTATATGATTTAGAGGGCATAAAAGAACCTGCAAATCTAAGTAATGCAAACTTATGTGAAGCAAATCTAAGTGACGCAAATCTAAATAATGCAAACTTATGTAATGCAAACTTACGTAACGCAAACTTATGTAATGCAAACTTACGTAACGCAAATCTAAATAACGCAAATCTAAATAATGCAAATCTAAATAATGCAAACTTACGTAATGCAAACTTACGTAATGCAAACTTATGTAATGCAAACTTACGTAACGCAAACTTATGTGAAGCAAATCTAAATAATGCACACTTACGTAATGCAAATCTAAGTGATGCAAACTTATGTGATGCAAACTTAAGTGATGCAAATCTAAATAATGCAAACTTAAGTAATGCAAACTTATGTGAAGCAAATCTAAGTGATGCAAACTTACGTAATGCAAATCTAAGTGATGCAAACTTATGTGATGCAAACTTACATGGACTTAACGGTAATCTCCAACATATAAAATCTATTCAAACAGAAATATACCCTATAGCCTACACATCTAAAGTTATCCAAATTGGTTGTGAACAACACACTATTGAAGAATGGAAAAACTTTAGTGATGAAGAAATAAATGAAATGGATAAAAAAGCATTAACTTGGTGGAAAAAATGGAAGCCTATTCTAATGCAAATTATTGAAATGTCACCTTGTGAGGAAACCAAAAATGAGGAGTAAGAGATGCAAATAGGACATATAGTGCTTATGATATTAGGCTCTGTGCTTCTCGGTGTTGTTAGCTTTTGTCTATACAGGGCGAATAAAGCTTTGAATGATTTTTATAATGAGTTAATCAATAAGGAGAAACGATGAACATGTTTGAAAGATTAGAGGAATGGAGAAGAGAACGTGGGCTACAGAAGCAAATAGGCAATGTAGCAGGGAATATCTGTGAAGAACTTACAGAGTATCTTAGAGCCACAACAGTTGAGGATGAGATAGATGCACTGTGCGATATGATAGTATTTGCTGTAAATGCCATTGAAGCAAAAGGCTATGACGCTGAAATCTGCATGGATGAAGTGATTACCAGCATTAGCTCACGCAAAGGTGATTTTGACCCTGCATTGAACAAGTGGGTAAAAAAGAAAACTCCCGAGGCTATGGCTCTTTGGTATAACCCTAGTTTCAATAAGGCTATACGATGAGAACTACCATTGAGCTTTATGGAATAAACCCACTTGAACTTGCTGATATGCCGTACAGACTAGCCCTTGTTGCTTGTAAGGAAGGTGCTAAACGTAGGCTATGGGAATTGATGCAAATCGACTTTACAGAAAGAGATGAGAGACTTGTATATGAGATCAACAAAGCCGTTGATTGGTGCATTAAAAAACTTGATGAATTAGGAGAAAATTAAAATGACAACTATACCCCCAGCAGTAAGCCGTTACTTCACAGAGAAGGAAGATATTCGACCAAAACAATACCAAATAGGCATAGACACATTTGAACGAATGAAAGCAAACGCAACACTTGAAGAGGCTATGGGCTTTATTCGTTGGAATATTGACAAATACAACACACGCAAAAAAGGTCAGGATGTGAGCGATTACAAAAAGATTATTGACTATGCAAAAGAGGCTATTTGGTGGCTAAAAAATAGCAAAGAAAAATGTTAAGCGGTGGTTTTATGTCAGAGCTTGCATTTCTTTATCTTGCGAGTGGATTGATTGAAACGAGCGAGGACGTTGAAGCAAAACCGCAAAGCTATGACGAAGTGGAAAAGAGAGGCAGTGATTATCACACAAATAAGAAAATATCAAGGCGTGTAAATAATCTAAAGAGTGAGATCGATACGTTCATAACGAAATACCAATCAGTACATCAAAGAGGACGAGCAAAGCGTGAGGCATTACTAAGGCGAACACTTGCCAAAGCTAAGACATCGTTGCAACTTGATTATCTTGCGTGTTGGGTGTTGTATCTTAGATTTCAACCAACGGAACGAACTCAACCGCTTTATGACGATTTTAAATGGATATGCGACAAAGAGGGTCAGTTGATGGGGGTCATTGACCTTCTATCGCAAACAGAGTGCGCGTCAAAGGATGGCGAAATGTACGATTTAGCGAATGAAATCGTGAGAGAACTATAACCTTAAATACATAGAATTTTAGGTATAATAATACATATAATTCAAGGTGTGCAGATGGAAATAAACATTGATAACCTCGATCCAAAGATGACAGTCAAAGAGATGGTGCAAATGTACGCGGGTTATAGAATATATATACCTAAGATAAAGTTTGAAAGGGAAATGATGCGCGAAGATTATCGACAACTAAAGCAAATGCAATTAGAACATCACGCAATAGTTGAGCAACTATCATCAAAGTACCAAAAGCCACTAAAGACCGTTAAACTTATTTGCGTATGGTGCAGATAATGAAAGTCGAATCAAACGCTAAAGACATTCAGTCTTACATAGACAGCGCAGGGAAGCAATTACCATTCGCACTCTCAAAGGCTATCAACTCAACAGCAGACAAGATTAGAGAATCCACACTAAAGGGTGCGAGTGAAGTATTAACATTGCGCGGTACATGGTGGAAGCCACGAACTAAGTACGGTTTTAATGTCAAGCCATCAACGAAACGAAACCTCATCGCAGAAATATACACAAAAGCTGATTGGTTGGCACAGCACGAAGATGGTGGCATTAAGACCGCTAAAGGGATGATAGCCATTCCAACGATAGATGTAAAGCGTAATAAGAAAGACATCATCACTAAAGGCAATAGACCACGCAACGTTAAAGGCACATTCAAAGTCACATCAAAGAACGGTAACGAGTTCATCGCTAAGAGAGTAAGAGGCAAGCTCGTTACATTGTATTGGTTAGAGAAGCAAGCGAAGATAGAAGGCGTTTATAAGTTCCACGACATAGCAAAGCAGACGTTTAGTGATAATTTCGTGAAGGACTTTAGCGATGTGGTTGATTATGCGTTGAGGACGGCGAAGTGATAGCCCCCTACTCAAAAGGTACTGTGAGCGCGATTCCCACGTGGGTAACGAACCACCCCGATAAAATCTTAGTCACACAAAATTTTAAAGCTTTAGATTTACAAAAATCACCATCTTACCCCGTAGGGGTAGTTAAATGAATATTATAAAGAATGGGTACTTTAAAGATGATATTTATGTGCAAGTTTCACCTTTTAGCGCAATGATTGGCGTATCTACTATGCAAATTACAAACTATGTTAAAGAAGGTATGCCATTTACTCATATAAACGAAAGTAAACAGCGAAGTTTCCCCATTAAAAAATGTTTTGAGTGGCTTATCCTCAATGGATACATGGAAATAAAATACGATAAGCAAACAGAAACCGAAGAGGACTTGGAAGAGCTACCGCCAAAAGAGCGAAAAGACTTAGCCGATGCGAGGCTTAAAGAATTAGAACTCGCAAAAAAGAAAAGCGAACTCATAAGCATTGAAGAAATCCGTAAAGAGAATGAGTATATTTTGACAGCATTTAGAAATAAAACATTAGGCGTTCCATCAAAAATAGCTTCTGCATTGATTGGAATTGAAAGTGTTGCAGAAATTAAAGCAATATTGGAAGAGGTAATGTATGAGCTACTCGCTGAACTCTCACGACTTGAAGACGTTTAGCCTCTCATGGGTTACACCTCCGCCAAAGCTTAGTGTTTCGCAGTGGGCGGATGAATACAGACATCTATCAAGCGAAGCATCAGCAGAAAGTGGAAAGTGGAAAACATCACGTGCTGAATATCAGCGTGGAATTATGGATGCGTTTAGTGATCCGCTTATTCATACCGTAGTATGGATGAGTTCAGCCCAAGTTGGGAAGACAGAATGCCTCAACAACATCGTAGGATATTTTATAGACCAAGACCCATCACCAATGCTCTTTTTGCAACCTACATTAGAGATGGGTCAAGCATGGAGTAAAGACCGTTTAGCCCCAATGCTTCGCGATAGCCCTGCATTAAAAGGCAAAGTTCAAGACTCAAAATCGCGTGATAGTGGTAACACCATCTTGCACAAAAGCTTCTCAGGTGGTCACATAACCATAGCAGGGGCAAACTCACCCGCTTCCCTTGCATCAAGACCTATTCGCGTTGTCTTAATGGATGAGATAGACAGATACCCTATGAGCGCAGGCACAGAAGGCGACCCGGTAAATCTAGCAACAAAACGAAGTACGACATTTTGGAATCGTAAACGAATGCTCACATCAACACCAACCATCAAAGGAATATCGCGTATCGAAAGAGCCTACGAAGAAAGCGATATGAGAAGGTATTATGTTCCATGCCATGCGTGTGGGCACGAACAGCATCTCATCTTTGGAAACGTAAAATTTGATAAAGATGACGCAACAACAGCTAAATACTACTGTGAGAAGTGTGGTATAGGGTGGAGTGATGCGCAACGATGGAACGCAGTAAAAAAAGGAAAATGGATAGCACATCAAACCTCTCACGGGGTAGCAGGGTTTCACCTTAACGAACTTTATAGCCCTTGGGTTAAACTCGATGATTTTGTGAGAAACTTCTTAGAAGCCAAGAAATCAAAGGAAACGCTTAAAACATTTGTAAACACCTCCTTGGGTGAAACATGGGAAGAAGAGGGCATACAGCTTGACGATAATGAACTGATTGCAAGGCGTGAAGATTACATCAAAGTTCCTAGTGACGCGCTTGTTTTAGTTGCAAGTGCCGACGTGCAAGATGACCGCATCGAGTTAGAGGTTAAAGGTTTTGGAGATGGGGAGGAATCATGGGGCATTGATTATAAAATCATTTATGGGGACCCATCAAAAGCCATAGTATGGAAAGACCTTGACGATGCTTTGCTTCAAACATACGAAAACGAAGATGGTTATACGATGAGAATAGCGTGCACTTGCATCGACAGTGGCGGTCACTTTACAAACGAGGTTTACAAGTTTACAAAAAATAAAGAGTCGCGAAGGGTGTACGCGGTCAAAGGAAGCTCATCAAGCGGTGCGCCTTTGGTAAACAGAGGCACAAGGTCAAACAAAGCGAATGTAAAACTCTTTGCAGTTGGTACAGACACAGCGAAAGAGCTTATCTTTGCACGTTTAAAGATTGAAGAGTTTGGAGCAGGGTATATGCATTACTCAAAGCGATTTGATGAGGAGTATTTTAAACAACTCACAGCGGAAAAGATAACGACTAAGTTCATTCGTGGGTTTCCTTCACGCGTATGGACGAAAACAAGGGCGAGAAACGAAGCTCTTGACTTAAACGTGTACGCTCTTGCGGCACTAGCGATTCTAAACCCAAATTGGAACGCATTACAAGCAAACGTGATTAAAAAGCACGAAGAAGAAACAATCCCTCAAATGCCAATCCCCCAAAGAATAAAACCCGTTAGACAAAAAGGCTCTTGGGCTACACGATACTAAATTTTTCCAAAAAACATACCGCGCAACCGTTAAAGTTCTATTATGAACAATTTAACTTTAACAAAAATATTCTCGGGAGATACCTTAGAGAAAACGGCTACATTGTCAGAATACCCGTCAAATGAGTGGGTATTGTCTTATGAAATAGGTACGTTGGTGCTTACTTTCAACTCATCCCACATATTATCATCTATTGTCAATTTAGATAGTGGCGTGTATCAATATAGGCTACTTGCCACAAATATTGCAACACCTACACTCAAAAAAACACTTCTTAACGGTCAAGTCACAATCGTTGATTTGGAATACCGCTCACACGCTAGAAAAGTATTAGACGCTATTGAAGCGAACATTGAAGGACGCGCATCACAAGCACAAGCGGAAATGACAATCAATGGACGCTCAATCAAATACTACTCACCAGAACAACTAATAAAGTTAAGACAGACTTACCAAAGAGAAGTCGCTAACGAAATCGCACAAGACCGCTTAAACGCAGGACTTGGATCGCGAAATAAAATTTTAGTGAGGTTTTAATGATTAGCTCACTTCTTAAAAGATTTGGATACTCAAAACAGAAACGAAACTACAATGGGGCAAACGTAGGCAGATTATTTGCATCGTGGACAGCCCAAAACCAATCAGCAGATGAATCAATTAAAAGCTCACTCCCACTACTAAGAGCGCGAGCGCGAGAACTTGGACGTAATAACGATTATGTCAAAAAGTTTCTCTCAATGGTTAAAAAAAACGTGGTTGGAACGGGTGGCGTAGCGTTACAAGTCCGCGCAAAAGACACCAACGGAACGCTTGACAAAATCGCAAACGATACCATCGAAACCGCATTTTATAAATGGGGTAAAAAGGGAAAATGTGACGTTACGGGTAAATTCTCTTGGCGTGATATTCAAAACCTCGTCATCTCAACCGTTGCACAAGATGGCGAAGTATTAGTCCGTATGTTATTTGACCGAAAAAAAGGATTACAGCTTCAATTAATAGAAGCGGATATGCTTGATGAAACACTCAACGACATCAATCGAAACATCTCAATGGGCGTGGAATACAACGAGAATGGCAGACCAATAGCGTATCACATTCTACGTTACCATCCCGCATCACTTCAAACAACCGTACAAGGAAACCGAAGAGATCGGATACCAGCAGACGAGATACTACATTTATACGTATTTGACCGCATATCACAAGGACGAGGCGTGACGTGGCTTAGAACGTCAATGACACGCTTAAAGATGCTAGAGGGTTACGAAGATGCAGAATTGACAGCCGCAAGAGTAGCCGCCGCAAAGATGGGATTTTACACATCCCCCGCAGGCGAAACATACAATGGAGATGGAAACGAAAATGGCACTCCATTAACAAGCGCAGAGCCAGGCGAATTTGAAGTTTTACCCGAAGGATGGGGATTTCAGCAATTCGACCCACAGCATCCCACAACAGCGTTTAGTGAGTTCATAAAATCAACACTTAGAGGCGTTGCATCTGGGCTTGACGTGTCTTACAACTACTTGGCTGGGGATTTAGAGGGCGTTTCTTACTCTTCAATCCGTGCGGGTGTGCTTGATGAGCGTGACACATGGAAATCAATACAGCAATGGTTTATCGAGTCATTTCACGAAAAAGTATATGAAAAGTGGCTTGAATACGCACTTTTAACGAAGAATTTACCTTATCCCGTTGAAAAATACGACAAATTCAATAACACTCAATGGCAGCCAAGAGGCTGGGCGTGGGTTGATCCGCTTAAAGACGTGCAAGCATCAATTATGTCAATTAACGCTGGACTAAAAACATCCGCACAAGTTGTGTCAGAAGACGGACTAGACATCGAAGATACCTATATTCAACTCCAATTCGAGCAACAAATGAGAGAAAAATACGGAATTAAAACAGAATTTACATTAAAGCAGGAGGCAATCGATGCCCAAACAAATTTTAGCCAAAACGCTTAAACCTCAATTTCGTACTTTCGAGATACGAGGCGTAAACGAGGAAAACAGAACAATCGAACTTTCTTTTAGTAGTGAAGAGCCTTATACACGTTATTGGGGAACGGAAATATTGGACCATTCGCCCACAAGCGTTGATTTAAGTCGCTTAAATAACGCCGCACCACTACTTTTTAACCATAATCCTGACAGTCAAATCGGAGTTATCGAGTCGGCAAGTATTTCAGCAGAACGTAAAGGCGTGGCAGTCGTGCGTTTTAGTCGCGGGGAACACGGCGATGAGATATTTAAAGACGTAGTTGATGGCATTCGCAGGAATGTATCAGTGGGCTATCGCATCGAAGAGATGATGCTAGAGTCGAGAAAAAACGATGAGGAAACGTATCGGGTAACAAAGTGGATGCCTTACGAGGTGTCAATCGTAACCATTCCCGCAGATACAACAGTCGGTGTTGGACGCGCAGACGAGTTGGAAGAGTTGGAAGTAAAAATAAACCACAAAGAGGAAGAAAAAATGGAAGAGATCAAAGAAGAAACCAAAGTCGAAGAAACTCCAACAGCGGATGTTTCTCAAATGCTTGGCGAAAGAAAACGAACGTCTGAAATCTTAGATATTTCAAAGCGTTTCGGTATGGATGCAAACGAGGCTATTAAATCAGGAATGAGTACAGACCAATATCGAGCAAAAGTTATGGATGCACTCGAATTAAAATCAAAGGAAAATAAAGTGGATACTACACCAAACACCGACATCGGATTAAGTACAAGTGAAAAAGAACAATACTCACTTATGAGAGCGTTGAGAGATGCTTCAATGGGTAAACGTGACACGTTTGAATTTAGAGTTGGCGAAGCGTCAGCAAAAGCGTCAGGCATTGAAGCAAGAGGGCTTTATATCCCCGCTGATATGTTATTGAGAACAATGTCAGTCGTTGATACGGGCAATGGTGGTAACACAGTTGCAACAAACATTCTTAGTGGCTCGTTCATTGACGCACTACGCGCACAATCAGTCATCATGCAAATCGCAACTAAACTTGATGGCTTAGTTGGCAATGTACAAATCCCACGTCAAACTGGTACATCAACCGTTTATAAACCAGCGGAGAAATCAGCAATCACTCAAAGTGACATCACAACAGATTTCATTACTCTTGCCCCACAAAGATATGGTGCGAGCGTACCTGTTACAAAACAACTTTTGATGCAGTCATCTTTGGCAGTTGAAAACATGATTAAAGTGGACATTGCAAAGCAAATCGCTTTAAAAATCGAAGCTGACATCATCGCTGACATTTTAAGTCAAGTAACACAAGTTGTGCCACTTGGAACAAACGGACTAGCACCTACTTTGGCACACATGATTTCAATGGAAACATTGGTTAATGCATCAAATGCATCAATGGGTAACTTGAAATATATCTTTAACGCTAAAGGTAAAGGCACACTAAAAACAACTCCAAAAGTAAGCGGTTATCCTTCTTACATTATAGAAAGCGACATGGTAAATGGTTATGACGCGCTTATGAGCAACTTAGTACCTTCTAACCTCACAAAAGGTTCAGGAACAAATCTATCAGCCGCAATCTTTGGTAACTTTGATGACGTGTTGATCGGTACTTGGGGCGGACTAGACATCGTTGTGGATATTTACTCACAAGTAGAAGAGGGCATCATCAACATTATAGCCGATCAGTTTGCAGATTACGATTTAAGACAAATCGCATCGTTTGCAACTATCAAAGACATGATTACAGCGTAATGACTGACGTTGAAGCACTATTGGCATCGGCCATTGGAGAAAGTTGCACCATAGACGGAACGGACGTAAGGTGCATTTTTGAAAAGAACGGTGGGGGATATGAGGAGGGAGTTTTAACGCTCATCCTCTCGTCCAACACGTCAATCAGTGAGATTTCATCCGTTGTTATTTACGGAAAATCATACAGTGTCTTATCGTTTGACGATGATTTATTTGGAGAGCGTAGAGTCATTTTAGGAGATGTATTGTGAGATATTTTACCGATGAAGTAGAAGCACGAACGGTTATTGCGGACATAATTCGTCCTATATATATGAACGCCCATCTCTTCATTGCTGAACGAAACGCAATTAACATCGGGTTAAGAGAGGTTACATTTGTGGCGCGTGTGAAAAAGGACGATACCAAAGCCAATGCGCTTATTGATGCGTTCTTTACCGCACAACTCTCACAATCCGAACGACTAGAATGGCAAGGCACAAAAATAGACTTCTTAAACGATGAAGAAACCGAGTATATCATGATAAAGGCGGTAATCGAAAATGGCAACTAAAACATACGTTTTTAAAAAAGAAAACAGCACGCTTGTTTTTGGAGATAAAACGCTCAAAAGTGGTGACGAAATCACGATAAAGAGTGCCGATGAAATTTCAAAAGCAGATGAGTGTGTTTATTTAGAGGAGAAAAAAGATGGCAAATCAACAAACGCTTAAAAATACCGTGCTATTCAAACAAGGCGGGTTACCAACAGAAACGGAGGTAGTCACGCTTGATGGGTTGGTATTTATCAATCCAAAAGTAGCGGGCGGGGAATACGAGGACATAGGGAACGGACAACTTGGAAATAAAAAATCTTTCGTTGACGCGAACAACGTCACAGCAGAGTTTGAAATCCCAGTCATCGGACGTGGTGGTGGAGCAGCAGGAACAGCCCCGAAGTTTGCGGAACTTTTAAAAGCGTGTGGATTAGCAGAAACTATCACCGCCGCAACAAAAGTTGAGTACAAAGCAGGGGGGTCACTTACCCCCGCACAATGTAAAGTGTTTACAGATGGCTATTCGCGTACTGTTACGGGCATCCTATGTGATTTAACCATTAGTGGAAAAGTGGGCGATTTAACGCGCTTTAAATTCTCACCAAAGGGTTACACCACAGCAAATTCAACCGTTGAAGCGAATCCCGCAGTAACGCTTGACACATCGAATGCCCCCGTAGTTTCAAACGCGACAGTGTTCACACTTGCAGGCGGAACGGTCAATATTTCAGAGTTTGAGTTTATGCTTGGCAATAGCATTCAATCACTCTATGCGATTGATAAAAAAGAGTATTACTTAGAGAACTTTGATTCATCAATCCGCATCAAAGCCATCAAAACAAAAGGGAACGAAACCCATTGGGATGACCTTTTGGCGGGCAACGTGAAAGCAATCGTAATCACCGTTGGAACAACAGCAGGGCAAATCATACAAATCGATGTACCTTTTGCAAAAGTAAAAGACGTATCAGAAACCGACCAATCAGGCGTTGTGGTTTTCGACCAGACTTTCAGATGTCAGTCAAGCGTAGGAAACGATAACTTTACACTCGCCTTTAAATAATTGATGGGGGTTAGCCTTCCCCCTCCAAAAAGGCAAAATCACAAAAAGGCAAAAAATGATTAGTACAAAGCACAATATATCTATTTCTATTGATGATAAAACATTTAAAATCACAGCGCACGAAATCACAGCGCAACAGCAAAAAAAATTAGAATCAAAATTCAGCAAGCACACGGACGAAATTAAGAACGTTCAAAAGCTATCAGGAAAACTTGCACGACTCAATGAGCGATACGGAATGCTCAAAGAAGCCAAAGAAACAAAAGAAGCATTAGAAGTATTGACAAAAATAGAAGCAATTGAAGAAGAAATCGAGAAGGCAATGCCTACGCTTAAAACAGCAAGCGATGAAATCGAAACCATACTCAATGAAAGACTTTTGATGCTTATTGATGGCGATGACAAAGATGAGCTTTTCGAGTGTGTAAAAGAAAAAGGCATATCGAATAAAATCGTTTTTGATGAGATCGCAAAAGCCATTCAGGAATCAAAAGAAAAAAAGTAACAAGGCTTCGCAGATTTGCCAAAGAGTATGGCAAAGGGCAAAGCTTTATCCATTTACAAGAATACTTAGACCAAATGGACGAGGACGCAGTGATGCGACCTTTAGATGAGTGGGAGATGCTCGTTATTCAATGCTTCACCATCTCACTCGAATCGGGGATGAATGGAATCGAAACAAACTATCACGTTGTGCGTGATTTTTCCAAAAAATACGCATTCGATGTCATAGAATTGTATCAGATAATAAAATCAATGGCAGGAGAGCTTAACAGTGGCAGAAAATAAAGAGCTAAAAGTATCTATCAGCTCAAATCTTGACGCGACTGGCTTTAATCAAGCTCAATCAAAAATCAAAGACCTATCATCATATACCGATAAGCTATCCGCATCATTTAAAACATTCGCAGGGTTAGCCGCTTCACTTGGGGCGGTCACACTCTTTAAACAACAAATCACGCAAGCGATAGACTTCGCGGACTCACTCAACAAACTATCTCAAAAGACGGGCATCACAGCAGACGGACTTTATAGCCTAAGCGCGGCTGCTAAATTAAGTGACGTGGACTTTGCATCACTTGAAATCTCACTATCAAAGTTTAGCAAAGGTGTTGGCGAAGCGTCAATGGGGGCAGGAACAGCCAAAGACGCATTTGAGAGGCTTGGCGTATCGATTAAAAATCAAGATGGAACGCTAAAAGATAGTTTCTCACTATTAACGGAATTATCAGACAAGTTTCAAGATATGCCAGACGGTGCAAGTAAAGCCACAACAGCAATGGAGATATTTGGAAAGAGTGGCGCGCAAATGATTCCCCTTTTGAACAGTGGAAGTGCGGCACTCAAAGAGTATTTGGGCGTTATGGATAACGATACTGGAAAAGCAGCAGAGGCTTTTAATGATTCAATGACAAAAATAGGTTTAGCATTTTCCAGTGTTAAAATGTCTATCATTAAAGATTTTTCACCCAGCATACAAGGTATGACAGAAGACATTGAATCCGTAGCAAAAAGCATTCAATCGTTTTCATCAAACAGTGACATCAATTATTATGAAACATTTAAAAAATACGCTGATGATGTAGCAGCTCTTGGGGTTGCACTATACGGAACTCCATTATTGATCAAAAGTACATCAAGCGCATTTTCTTCTCTTTCTAGCAGCACAATGTTGGCAGCAGCTAAAATGGCACTTTATGGTAATGAGCTTGAAAGTGCTATTGCAAAAACACATATGGCAAAAAGTGCATTGGCAGGATTGTCAATGGCATTTAAAACATTTGTTCCAACAGCTGCTTTATTTGCCATAACAGAGATATTTTTAAACTGGGATGAGATTACTGGGAAGGTATATGACAATCTTGGAAAAATCTCAAACTTTAAAATTCAAGAGATGATTGACAAGCAAACAGAATACATAAAAACGCTTGAAAAAAGAAAGAACAATAAAGAAGACAGTAATGGATTTTTAGCATTTATGGGTGCTTCATGGACAAACATGGATGACAACACATTAAGATTTGCAAAACAAGAACTCCAGGTATTAGAAAGTCAGATAAGAAAAAATCAAGAAAAAGATAAAAATAATCAAGACAAAAAGAAAAATGATTATGGTGTTATTGACACAAAAGAATTTGATACTCAAGTAAAAGAATCCTTGAGCATCTATTCATCTTACTATGGAGCCATAGGAGATAAAGCGACAGCGTGGGCGATAAAAGAGCATGAACTTAGAGAAAAAAATAAAATTCTTTCAGAGGAACAAATTAATTCACTCTTGGATGCTGAAAAGAAAAAATATTTTGAATTAAGTGGTGAAGCTAAAAAACACGCAGATGAAGCAAAAAAACTTGCCGAAGAAACAGCTAAATTTAACGATGAACAATTTGCATTATTGGCCATAAACTCCGAAAAGTCATTCAGACAACTTGACGCAGTAAAAGACTTTGCAGAAGTTCAAAAAGAAGCTGACAAAATAGCTATCAACTCCATTAAGAGTATGCAAGATGCAATGATTACCTATTACGAAGCCATAGGAGACACCCAAAGCGCATACTACGCAAAAGAAGCCAAACTTATCGATGAACTTAAAGAGCAAAAGCTCTTAACCGACACTCAAATAAACGCAATCATTTCAGCAAATCGTGAGAAGTTCAGAGATGAGCAGTTTGAAAAAGAGAACAAATGGCTCTACGATATGTTCGACAACATCAACAAAGCCCTTGATGAGTCTTTCTTTGACACAATGACAGGTAAGTTTAAATCCTTTGGTGATTGGCTAAAGGGCTTTTTTGGAAGCATAGGCGGTTCAATTGCAAGAGGACTTAGTAGAACACTTGCAGGAAGCCTCACAGATAGCTTACAAGGCGGTATCGTAAACTCCTTTAAGTCATATGGACTCTTTGGCGGTGCTTCTCTCGTTGGCTCAACACTTAGTGCAAGTGATATGAACTCTCTTATCAGTTCAGGGGCCACAGCATCAGGTGGGAAAATCACCACAGGTGGCGGTACGATTATCGACCAAGCAAGCGGAATGGTTACAAATCAAGGAAGCGATGCAATGTCATTGTTAAGTACGGCATCGTCACTTAAAACAGCTTACGGAATGATTACTACAGGGATAAGCGATAGCATCATAACAGGGTTTCAAAGTGCTTCAGGTCTTTTGGCGAACATGGGATTTGGAAGTGCGGCAAGTGGCATGATGAGCTTTGGCGCAGGTGTTGCTAATCCTTTCGCTTATGCAGGTATGGCTGGACTACCCACATCAATGACCGTAGGCTCTGCGCTTAGTGGGGCATCACTTGGTGGTATAGGTGGCTATTTGGTTGGAAGCCTTGGAGATAAGATTTTTGGAGCAGATACTTACGCTGGAACTGCAGGTGCTATCGGTGGTGCTCTTGGTGGACTTGGCGCAAGTTTGGGTTTATTTGGCGGCCCTATTGGTATTATCGCAGGCAGTCTTTTAGGAAGCGTGCTCGGTGGATTGTTTGGAAAAAAAAAGGTAACAGGACAAGGTATCGATATCTTTGGAAATGCCACCGCGGATGATGTAGATGGTCGCTACTATACCAGCTATAAAAAGAAAAGCTGGTTTTCTTCTAAATCATGGGAAAATTATACAGGTTTCAATGCTAAAGAGCTAGAAGCCATCAAGCAAACAATTGGAGCGTACGATTATCTCTTGACTCAACTTGGGGAATACAATGATCTCGTTATTACAGGTGGACGCTTTTCAAATCTTCAATCGTTTTTAGATACCAATGTTGTTAAAACATTTTTAGGTTCTATCAACCCTCAAAACCTTGATACTATTTATCAGTCATGGGTGGACTATGCTGCACAAATTGATAAGACCATTACTGAAGCTATCTCTACAGCCGTGGGTGGGTACACAACATACAAACGAGGTTATACAGAGTGGTTTTTAGGTAGCGGAACGACTGAACAATTGGAATTTACAGCAAATTATTTACAGAAAGACTTCGAGGCTTTAGCTTCAAGCTTAGGTGCAAGTTCTGTCACCGTTGATAATTTTCTCTCTATGTACGATGAAGCCATTAAATCAAACTTTACACAAGACACCATGACATCATGGGCAAGTCTTGGTGATGCGCTTATGAAGGCAACGGATGCAAACAAAAAGTATAAAGACAGTCTAACAAGCCTAAACGCAACGCTTTATCCACAAGATATGATGCTCAATAAAGGCACAGATGGCACAAAAGTCTTTCAACAAATCGCAAATGATAACGCAACGATGAAGCTCATGTACGCTCAAATGCTCAAAACCATGAAAGATATTTTAACACTCCAACAATTTGGAGCGACAGCATGAATATTTTAAAACCATCAGATTATACGTTGGTATCATCAACCGTTGCAGACAGTGCCTATTCAGCATGGAACAGCGCAACAGCATACGCAATCGGTGCAAATGTAGTTTATACCAATCATGGGGAGTATAGAGCACTCACAGCCAATACCGATAAGACACCAAGCGATAACCCTACGGATTGGCAGTTTTTAGGCACAACGAATCGGTGGAGATTATTCGACCAATTTTTAAACACACAGACAACCGCCACGACATCGATGCAATACGTTATTGATTCATATGATGTTCAAGCTATTTTTATCGGAAATTTAACCAATATCACGAGTGTTCGCATTGAAGTTATCAGCAACATTGACAGCTCTATCTTAGAGGATGTTACGTTATCTGCAAGCCGTGAAGCCAAAGATTGGTACGAATATTTTTTCGGAACATTAAGCGGAGGTATTTATCGAACACTTTTATATGAGCGAACAACGCTTGATAGAGATGTATCGGTAAGGGTTACATTTTCAGGCGCAGGAACGATAGGGATTGGATTTTTAATTATTGGAACAAAAAAGCATATTGGATATTTACAGTGGGGCTTTTCTTTATCGTCGCTTGATTATTCAACGGTTATAACAGATACCGCATCGGGCATCACATATTTAAACAAAGGAAATTCGGTCAAATTATTAACAGGCACAACATTTATTCCAACGAACTTATCTGACGCCTGTTACGATGATCTGGTAGAAATTCAGGGTATCCCCGCAGTTTTTTATGATTCTTTAGAATCAACACGCGTATATGGATTTATAAAAAAGTTTGAATTGCCAATCAAATCGCCAGTAGAGACACTCGTACAAATAGACATACAAGGACTTTTATGATTACTGAAACCATCACACCATTACCCATAGCACCAAGCACATCTGACCCGGTAAACTTTAGGGCAAGAGGCGATGCATTTTTAAGCGCATTAAACCAATTTGACGATGAAATGAACACCGTCATTTCAGAGATAAACAGTACCGCACAAACAATTAACGATACTGAAACATCAGCAGTTCAAGCCAAAGATGCAGCGGTTTCGAGTGCTAATTTTCAAGGCACATGGTCAAGCGGAACAGCTTACACAGTAGGACAAAGCGTAGCTCACAATGGCATCATTTATCGTGCATTGCAAGCAGGAACAAATCAACAGCCTGACACACAAACGGCTTATTGGGTTTCAATAGCTACTGCATCAGAGGCTTTGCTTGCATTGATTAATCAGAAAGCCCCTTTAGCAAGTCCAACATTTACAGGTACTCCAACAGCACCAACGCCAACAACGGATTATCAAGTAGCTAATAAAAAGTATGTTGATGACAAAGTAAATAAACCTTGTTTTTCAGCATATAAAAATGATGAAAACCAACCTATTACAAGTGGCGTATCCACTAAGGTAACTTTTACAACAGAAGAATATGGCCGAACTGGTGCTTATGACATTACAAACAGTAGATTTACGCCAAGTGTTGATGGAATATATCATGTTATCTCGCAAGCTGATGTTAGTGGAGGTACTGATGTTCAACTAAGGTTATATAAAAACGGTTCACCTGTTAGAGGGGCTAGAAGTACGTGGACGTTCACCGCAAACTCTAAATTTCAGTTTTCATGTGATATTGAATTGGTTGAAAGCGATTATGTAGAAATGTATATAACAATTACTGGCAGTACTCCAGTTGTATATCCATCGAAATCTACTTTCTTTCAAGCACACTATGTAAGGAGTTAAAATGACAATTTACGAACAAATAGAGGCTAAATACCCAAATATAAAAGAGTTGCTTGATTTAGATGTTATCATTCTTCAAAACGATAGTGATGGCAAAAGCGATTATATTGCGGTATGGGAATATGATAAGCCACTGCCAGATGGTTTGTCACTAGGTAAAAAGGAATAATTATGATGTGGTTTTTGAATAGAGCAAGAGGTGGGGGGATTAAAGGGTCAGCACCTTTTATTGGTATGGCATTAGGTTGGTTTATAGCAATGGTGTTTGGTAATCCTTATGTGGGGTTTGCTGTTGCGGTGGGTTATATACTGGGTGAGAGCTTTGGTTGGGGTGAGTGGGTAGGTACATTATCCGTTCATCAAAAGGATATCAAACGTGAAATGTACACAATGGAAGAAGGTAAGAATAACGGTATTGCTTGGTTAGCTTCTAAAGTTTTTAATCCTGAAACAAATTGGATTAATTATTGCAGAGTAGCCCTATCAATTAGAGGTCTCTATTGGTGGTTACCAGTACTTGCCCCATTGCACTTTGTAGGTTTCAGCCCGTATTGTTTAGCTTTAGCTGTGGTTATACTTGGCGTAGGTTTCCCTATTGCGTGCGAGATTGGTTATAGAACATCAAAACTGTTTAGTATCAATAAGCCTTACTTTCAAATGACTGGTGGTTGGGAACATCAAGAGGTAGCTTATGGGCTTATTCAAGACCTTGTATTCATTGGATTAGGGGTAAGTTATGTCTTGGCTCACTGATATATTCAGTTCATCCGCATCAGCGATTGTGGACAGCGTAGGAAGTGCTATTGATAAGCTGGTTACCTCTGATGAGGAACGATTAGCAATGAAGAATGAACTCGTAAAAATACAGCTAGAGGCTACTCTAAAAGCTAATGAACAAGCTAATGAAGCTGAAGCACAAATTACCGAAAGGTGGAAGAGCGACAATGAACATCTTATTACACGTCTTGTACGCCCTCTTTCATTTGCTTGGGTTATTGCTTTATTTTCTGTTATTATCATTGGTGATAGTAATCTGGGATTTAGCGTGAAAGATGCTTATATCCCAGTGCTTGAGACTTTACTTGTTACGATGGTAATTAGTTATTTTGGTTCTCGTGGATTTGAAAAAGTATCAACTATAGTAAAAGGAAAGTAAATGGACTATGACCCTATTCAAGGACTTGTATCGGCTATAACAAGGATAGAGGCTAAGCTTGATAGACACGAGGATAAGTTTGACACTATTGTTGAAACACTGCAACTCCTTGTTAAAATTGATACAGAAAACAAGGAAATAAAAGATGCATTAAATCGTGCTTTTCACAGGGTGGAAATTATAGAACATAGCCAAAATAATGAAGGTTGTGTAGCACATAAGAACTTTATCAAGGTTAGAGACGAGCAACTCAAGGGTTATAATAAGATTGCAAGTGATTGCCACGAAAAACACGAAAAGCTGTTGGGACGTATCGTAGCTATAGAAAATACACCAAAAGAGATGCGAGGCTTATTTTTAAAAGGTTTTTTAGGTGCATTAGGTTCAGGCTTTCTTGCTTGGGTCGTATGGTCAGTTTCACAGTTTAAATAGGTAAAGGATAGAAAGTGAGTTTACAATTAGATTTAGCAATAAAGTTAGTACAAGAGGCAGAAGGTTTTGAGCCAATGCCATATTACTGTCCAGCAGGCAAGCTCACTCAAGGTTTTGGTAGAAACCTAGAAGCACATCCACTAAACGTTGAAGAGATGAATGAGCTTAACACAGATGGAAGCGTTGGTGAATATGTTGCTGCTAAATGGGTGTTGCATGAGTTGTTGGGTTGTGAGACCAAGCTTAGTCAAAACATCATCTACCAAAACCAGTCACCTGTTCGTAAAGCAGTCCTTCTTGATATGTGCTTTAACATAGGATATACGGGACTTATGAAATTTAAGAAAATGTGGTTTGCACTTGGAAATAAAGACTATCCGCTGGCAACAAGAGAGATGAAAGACAGCTCTTGGTACACACAAGTAGGTAATCGTGGTAAACGTAACGTTGAAATAATGGCATCAAATCAGATGAAAGGATAACCTATGATGACTAAAACTTATAAACAAGCTCTTTTGCAAGGGCAACACGCATTAACAGACACATTTAAAATG